TCAACAGTGCCGCCACGAAGCCTGCGGCATCTTGGATTGAGGAAGGCGCACCGCTCACCTTCGGCGATGCGACCTTCGACCAGATCGTCCTCGACGCACACAAACTCCATGTCGCAGTCAAGGTGACGGAGGAACTTCTCTACGACAACGCCTTCAAGATTGAAAACTACCTCATTGAGCAGTTCGGCAAGGCACTGGGCAACGCTGAGGAGGACGCATTCCTCAACGGCGATGGGACGCACAAGCCGAAGGGACTTCTCATCTCGGCAAAGACCTCCGTCACTACGGCGGCGGCAGACCTCAAGGCAGACGAACTTGTGACGCTCGTCTACAGCCTCAAGCGTCCCTACCGCAAGAATGCGGCGTTCCTCGTCAATGACCAGACGCTTGCAAGCATCCGCAAGCTCAAGGACAACAACGGCGCCTATTTGTGGCAGCCCTCGTACCAGATGGGCGAACCCGACCGTCTGCTCGGCTATCCCGTTCACACCTCGGCATATATGCCGGCAGCTGCGGCAGGGAAGATCGCACTCGCTTTCGGCGACTACGCCTACTACAACATCGGTGATCGCGGCACGCGCTCTTTGCAGGAACTCAAGGAGCTTTTCGCAGGGAACGGCATGGTGGCCTACCTTATGAAGGAGCGCGTCGACGGCAAGCTCGTGCTGCCAGAAGCCGTGCAGCTGTTGAAGATCAAGGGATAAGGAAGAGGAAAAGCCGCCGCATCAAAGGGGGCGGCGGCGCGTTTC